TCGGTGTAAAATTGAATACATAATGAATCTGAAAACCAACATAAAAATAACGTTATATTATAACACAATGAAGTTTTGCACGGTATGCGATAATATGTACTATATCGGAATTAGCGAGAAAGATGGGAACCAATTGACGCATTATTGCCGAAATTGCGGACATAAGGACGAGACGCTTTCTAGTGAGGGCGTCTGCGTAATGAATACTCAACTGAAAAAGGGGGAACAGAAGTTTAACCATATTATCAATCAGTACACAAAGCTAGATCCGACCCTGCCGCATATCTTCAATATGCAGTGCCCGAATCCGGGATGTAAGACGAATACGGAATCCAAGGGCTCAACGGAGGCGATTTATATTCGATATGATGACGCTAATTTGAAATATCTGTATATGTGCGTAGAATGCGATACGGTCTGGAAGACGGATAATAGCAAATAAACGATAATATTATGATTTAGACGCACGTTCCTTGCAAAGTCGTTCCTTTTCTGCTCGTTCCTTTTCTGCTCGTTCCTTAGACATTCTCCGCCGCATATCATACCAACTTTCATAAGTTTCTTGGAAATACTCAAATGCCTTTTCATAAGCATATGAATCTTCTAGTAGATTACTTTTTTCGAGTTCTTCGTATTCTTTGGATAACGAAAAGCTTTCCTCCATTTGTTCCCAATATGGATCATATGGATTTTGATCCACGTAATCATCACACTGTTTACAACAATTTACACCATCGACATCCGTATAATCACCAATGTAATTTTTACAGTTTAGCAATCCGCCGCGACATCGTCTTCGATAGGGTCTTTTTTGCTTATTGTCCATGGTAAAATAGATATACGTCGTTAACTAAAATCAATTTTTCGTCCGATTAAAAATTGATTTTTTTGACGAAAAGTCATCCATAAAAACCAACATGCCAATCTATTTTGGATTTCCTGTTACCTGTCAAGAGGCGTTTCGTCTATGTAATTTAGATTATGAACAAGCAAAATGTGATATAATACAAAAATATAAGTTGATCGAAAATAGGTTCATGGACTGCCATTCTCTAGAATACATGAATAACTTCTTCCAAGGAAAAAACGTGGTAATGAGATTATTTTATACGGATAAGGGACAATGCATTATTGGGTACAAAATAGAAAACGTGTCTGTTTTTACAAGAAAATTTGTAAAAGTTAGCGAGTTTACAGATATGCTCAATGATTTGATGACACGTTTTTGGTGCGAAATCGAGATTCTAAATTGTAGGGAAAACTTTAATAAGATCGTATTGGAACATATGGAAGATGAACCCGAAACTGTCGAAGGCGCTGAACCCTATATTATCGAGTTTCATGATTAATGGTGGTTGAAATGAGAAAGAGGGTTATTGTAAAATAATAAGCAAACGTTTTTTACTGAAGAGGAGGGTTTGGAAGGTAAACCGTAGCGGTGGAATTAGCGAAGCCGATTCTGATGACCTAAGGTTCCCTCCAAAATTGATTTGTATTATAAACGATTTAGAATAATATCAACAGAACTATATAATGTCAAATTTTATTGCAATTAAACCCAAGGGTGGGGCGCCTACACCTTACGAATATGATAGCGACGCGGAAGGATTCTCTATTGGCGGAGGTGGTGAAGATTCCGATGATGGAGATGATGAAGACGTAAAGCCTAAGGCGAGTAAGAAAAAGTCAGGTTCAGATGATGACGAAGACGATGAGCCTGAGTCGGACAACGATTCCGAAGCTGATGTATCGGAATCTGAGGATGAATCTGAGGATGAGGATTCCGTCACTTCCAAAGAGCCAACAGAATCGGCTTTGTTGAAAATCCAGGACGACGAGGAAAGCGATTCGGAAGAAGAGGATGACGATGATGTGGAAGAGAACTATCTACAGAAATTCGACGAATCCTTGAAAACCAATATTATTGCAGAACATTACCCCGAACTTAAGGCTCATAATAACGATGAGGTTGATATCATGACGCGAGTTGTGAGGAACGAAGCCGGAGTTATCGTTGATCCATTGCATAGGACGTTGCCGTTTATTACGAAATACGAAAAGTCTCGCGTCTTGGGAGAACGTGCCAAGCAACTCAATTCGGGAGCCAAACCGTTTGTCGAAGTGGACGCAAGTCTGATTGATGGATATCTAATTGCGTTAAAAGAATTCGAAGAGAAAAAGATTCCGTTTATTGTGAAACGCCCTCTACCAAACGGAGGATGTGAATACTGGAAGCTTCAGGATTTAGAGATGTTATAGAATTATAATAAATGGTTTACGATATTAATATAGTTTTTTTCTAACTATATTATAAATGAGCACTTCACGAAGAATACCGGAAGTTTTTACGAAAACGGGATACAAACAATATGAATTGTTACCCGATGATGTGAAAGGGTTATCTCCAAATTCGAGAGAAAATGCCAAAAGGGAAAATTATCGAGAATTTAAAAATAAATATCCTCCAATGTCTCCTAGTTCAATACAAGCACATAAAAGGGCAGCTTTAAAAGAATTCATGGGTAAATTACAAGACGAATTGAAAGACGAACAGGCAAGGGTGAATAGTTTTTCCGCAAAAGTCAATAAAATAAAGGCGGTTGTTGGACGACTATACAAAAATCTTGATGCGTCTGTATTTGAAGAAATGTCAGACTTATATTTATCAAAAGACGAATCAAAAGACAAGTATAAAAAAAACGAGACACATGCAAATTATGACGAGATTTATTCGTTGATAAAGGGATACGGAAAAGAGGCACTTACACCCAGAGGCGGAAAGAGTCGAAAATTAACAAAAAAAAGCCGAAAATTAACAAGAAGACGCCGATAAATTAACTCTTCCAATTCTTACCGCAATCCAAACACGTAACGAAAATAGTCGCAGGCTCATCCGCAGATCGAGTCTGCAACTCATAATACGTACATCTCTTTGATCTACATTTCTTACAAGTAAACATATCGGTAGAAGCCTGTAAATTGTCCGTGTATCTCGAAGCATCGCGCTTCATCTTCTTATCAATTAAAGTCCGCCAATGCGCAGGCTGGAATTCCTGGTGCGTCATGAACGCGACCGTCTGTGGGCTAAGTTCGCCTGAACGAATCGATTCCAGTAATTCCGGGTTTTTTAGGTTCAAATATATACTACGCATACGATCGGTATATATCTGAACGAATTGTGGATTCTCCCACTTTTTCACGATCTTACGCTGGGTCGCTTCCTTGATCGCATAATTAAATACCGCCTTTTCCAGGTTTCCGGAAACAATAGGGTCCTCGGATCCTAGAATGGGCGCGAACTTTTTGCGAATATTCTCGCGAAACGATTCTGGATTTGTAATTTGCATGATGGTTGTTATTACAAGCTAACGTTTATATTATTATGTTTCAATTTTGTTTAGTGATAAAATTGAAACTGAGCGGGACACATAATACAATAACAAATGATACAAAATGGCAACCCGCGTTCCCGCCGACCATCTTATCGATCTCCTTTTAGATGTTATTCCTTTGGATCAAACCGAACTTCGAGAAGCGCTTACTAAACTAAAAGACGGTTGGTTTAATGTAGCACCGGAACTTAGAATGAAAGATGAATATTGGAATCCGGTAAAGTATGTTTTGGGAGCACATATCGATTCTTTTGAAGAAGAGTGGCAGAAAAAAGTATTGCGACTCTACAATAACGGCGGCATGATCATTGATTAGGCATTTACACAAATGAAAAACAAAAAAGTGGAAAGGTCTGGAAAATTGAAACAAAATGTTTATTTTTTATACCTTTTTCGCATTTAATGATACCAAGCAATAGACGTCAGCTAATGCCAGGTGAAGAATATTATATAGAATGTTTAACACATGACATTAATAATAACGTAATCCGAAACGTTAATATAGAAAAACTCATAGGCACCTTTGTTTTCATGAATGGAGAATTTGCTTGTTTTGCCAATTTTAGAAATGTTAATGAAAATGAAGAAGGATATGCTGTAGAATTAGGATATCTCTGGAATTTCTACGAGGTTAAAAAAAAGAGAATACAACAAACTATGGAACAGCGTGCTTTGGATATGATATTATATAATATAATTGGTGACGAATGGTTCAAATGCAATATATTAACAGCAACGCAGTGAATCAGAGGCAGTCTCAGTATTGCGCGTTAAAATAAACACAAGTAAAACCAAGACATACTTTAGTAGAATGAATCGTCATCACCCCCCTCCCTCGCATAACTTACAGATCCAGTCGTATTCCTTTGAAGAGCTTCTAGGACTCTTTGATCTGAAATCCTACGATCTGACACCCGAAGATATGAAGCGCGCGAAAAACCGCGTCCTTATGTTACATCCCGATAAATCCCGCTTACCCGCCGACTATTTTTTGTTTTATAAAAAGGCATTCGAGGTAGTAGTTCAGTTTTACGAGAACCAGACTAGGCAAGCACAAACAGTCCCGGACACCGAGGTAAAATACGTCCCGACAAACCAAGGCGAGGATCGCATAAAGAACCAAGTCCAAGGCGTCATGAAACAAATGGAAGGTAAAGGTTTCCAAGACAAATTCAATCATTTATTTGAACAGAATAATATGGCGAGTCGCCCTGATCCGAAACGCAACGAATGGTTCCAAACAGATAAGCCCACTTACGATGTCCCACAAAACGTAAACGCCAAGGATATGGGTCAAGTTTTTGATAAAATGAAACAGCAATCCACGGGTTTAACCCGTTATCGTGGGGTGCAAAATATGACTTGCCAATCGGGCGGGAATTATTATGATGATGACTCCGCCAATGATGACTCTTATGTAACGAGCGACCCTTTTAGTAAATTGAAATTCGACGATTTACGAAAAGTCCATAAAGACCAAACCGTGTTTGCGGTCAGTGAATCCGATTTTTCCAAGGTACAACAATATAATTCGGTAGATGATTATAACCGCGAACGTAGCCGTCACTCTCTCGATCCGATGGATAAGACCCAGGCACAGAAAATGTTGGAAGAACAAGAACGTCTGGCGAAAGAGGCGAATATGCGTAGAGAATATCAGGCGAAGCTCGCGTCGAAACAATACGAGGAAAAAAACAAGAATGTTTTGTCCGCGTTTTTACAGTTAGGTAATTAGCAGGAACCCCCTGGTAAAAAATTGAAAAGCTTTTTCAGTTTTCATTTTTCTGTAAAAACGACCAAGATAAGATGTCAAGACATTACGATAATCGCCCATCCCTCCTCGAGATTAAATACGAGAATGGAGAAATCGAGGAAAACAACGACTGGAGATACGAGCCAGTTGACTGCGGCGACTACTATATGATTGAATATTACAAGTATGCCAATAGTTTCCCGAAGGAGTGGGCACTGAATCATTTACCTGGGACTGGACCGGAGCAGTGCGGGAACTGCTATGACTACGGTTCAAAGGACGGCGTGTTTTTAGGATACTGTTTGAATTGCGCGAAGTATGATTACAACGGCGAACGCGGTCCGGGCATGGATTCCGATGAACCCGCTGTCGAGGATTTGCCACCGCCACCCGTTGAACCCAACCTTACTCGTATGGCAAAAATAATCGCTCAGTTACGTGAATGCTCAGACGACCTCGACTATGTATTTCAGATCGCGGAGGGAAAAGTGTCGAGCGACGACCAGCGTGCTTTGGATTACTTTGGTATAGAAAAAGAGTAAAAACATTATTTAAATAATAGAGCTAATGTAATATAAGTAACCTCCCTTTTGTTATTTTATTTTTTATGTTTTCTTGAACGACCTTTTTTTGTTTTATTTTTACGTTTTCTGTGAATTCGTTTACTTTTGCCTCCATTTCCCCATCCTGGAAAGTATGAAGCTGCTTTTGAAAAACCTGAAGCTACACCTGTAGCTACACCTGCAGCTGCACTCGAAACGCCTGAAGCTACACCTGCAGCTGCACCTGAAACGCCTGAAGCTACACCTCTAGCTACATTTGAAAGCGTTCCTAAATAGAATCTGTCCCCGTTTTCTTGTTTCTTGGATTTGGCATTACGTATTAATTCGACTATTTCTAAATATCCATTCTTAATCTTAATATGCTCAGGATCACTTTTAGTAATTGATACAGCTTTCTGTGATGCTATTCCTAGAGGAGTAATGCCTTCTCCAACATCTAGTGCTTGGCATTGCCGTTTATATTTTGGATCATCACATCTTGTATCACGCATGGTATGACTGTCAATATTTATATCAGAACGTGCAAGCAGTAATTCTACAATTTCTTTTTTACCCTGCCACGCTGCATGAAATAATGGAGTTCTAAACGAATAATCACCACAATTGATATCAACACCAGGAGTATTTATAAACATTTTTACAAAATCTACACGTCCACCAGAACACGCGTAAATAAGTGGAGTAATTCCAACTGGTTTTTCTTTGTAATTTATCATAAGTATAAAATAATTATCGTTTCTCCATGTATTTAAAAGTGTAGTTAGTACATCCTTATTTTCCTGTTTAACTGCATCACACAATTCTTGACCGACACTAAAAACTTTTTCCAAAACTGCATTGACGGCTTCTGGGTTTTTGCCACGGTTTTCACTAACAAAAGTCTCTAATTCCTCTTGCTTTTCTATACGATCATTAAAATTGACGTGTTCAGATTTAGAGTTTTCTAAACTCATTCTATAATATACAAATACAAATTATTTTACACCATTGCATATTCAAAGTCTACACACCATAAAGGGAAGGTAGTATAAGTGGCATGGAATAGTCGCTTTGCATATTTCACAAGTTTACTCCAAAAAATTGAATCCCTTTTTCATGCATTTATAAATTACACAAAACAACCAAAATCAAGATGATGGAACGACTATGGCAAGTAATGGGCAAGCTGAAGGAAGCGCCAAAAGAAAAAA